CACAAAGGCGCCATCCAATTCTTGTGACAGATCAATGTCCTCGCTCACATTTTCTCCAATAGTTTCCGCTTGAGCTCTGGCTTGGCTTTTTCAGGCACCAATAGCGTCTGCTCGCCGCGTTTTATAATCATAATAGGCTCAGCTCTTTTCATCAGGCCCAGCCAAGCCTCACGATTCTCCAGGGCTGCGCGTACATACCTGATGGCGCTCTCCGCCGGGCTTTTCATTTCCGACCAGCTGCACTCCATTTCAGTTTTGGCCTCTGCCCCGCCACTGGAAAACCAGAAAGTGTATTGGCGACGGCCGTCCTCATGAACGGAGCAGGTACATGGATCGTTGGGACGCGGCTTGGCTCCAAAAGCTGAGGCGGCCGCTGCCACCTTAAGATTCGTTGTGCCCCAGAATGAATCAACCATGCAAGAGGATTTCGGTTAGGATCTTTAAGCTGAAATTAGCTTACGTTGGGGAATTGCGTGGCGTTAATGCTGGCGGTTTGAAACCCGTCCGTTGACTTGGAAATACTGACGGAATCAACCACCACCTTGCCAGTCACATCAGAGGCGTTTGCAATGGAAGCCAGACTAGCACCAGCGGTCGTGCTCATGCTGGACGTGGTCAAAAAGGTGTAGCTGTAAGACTTAGTTGGGTTATACAGAGAAAGGGCAACGACCTCTCCGGATCCGTTCCGGGCTTCCGCGCGTTGGATGTTGCGGGTTTCAGAAAAACTTTGCACCAAACCGCCTGACTCCGCCGTGATACCGAAGGAGAGGCCCGAAGTTCCGAGAGTGGTTGCTGCCATATTGATCTTTAAGCGCTGTCAACCGATCAGGATGCGATTGAATTAGGACAAGCGACGACAGTCAGATTGATGGTGCGCATGAACATTCTTTCCTCACTGTCCACGTCGTTCTGACTTTGGGAAACGTCCACACGATAGGCGAAAGCGGATCCCATGGCCGTGGTGGCGTTAAGGCGCGAAACGGTGCTGGTGTCCTGATAAAAAGCCTGAAGAAGCTGGGCGGATTTTCGATTAAACGTTTCAGCTCCAATATCATCTGCCCTTGCCGCCATGATAATTTCTACTGGGATCTCAAACACGCCCGACTTAGGCACCGGCGTCTCTGATCCAATGGTGGCCCGGATGGCCAAAAAGGGTGGTTTCTTTTCCGTCAGATCATGAGAGAGATGGAAGGTGAATCCCGTGACGGAGCTTTGCAGTATTTCAGACAGGCCGGCTTCGACCAGGCGGTCAATCATGGTGACGGCGGGCATAGTCAGAGATCCACGTCAACGCGGCCCGACCACGCGGGAATGTTGTCCTGAGCCCACTGATCTTTCTGTGGCAGGAAATATGTTGGACGATCCTTGCGCAAGGCGGATGCGAGCACTGCCGGAGCGGAATTGATGCACATGAACTTGTCCGCATGATTCACGGCTTGCGCCAGCTCAACAACATTCTGAGCCGTCCAGTGCTTTTGATAAAAATAATAATCCTTTTCACAAAGAATGATAAACTCTCCAAGTATTTCGGATGCTTTGTGCAAAATATCCAGGGTTGGATATTTCCAGCCTTGGCTGATGCCAAGTGGAGCCAGTAAATTATACTGATCAGGCATGCCCGGCGGAGGCCCGGAGGGAACGCAATCAAGGATGATCTGCCGATCCACGCCATTCAGCGCAGGATGATCGTACATGAAATCAACGTAGGATTTACCACTGGTTCTGTATTCGTTGTAACGATGGGGCCAAATCTGAAAATCAAGAATCTCGCCTTCACCGCTTCCTGGCTCCGTCCATTTCGCGTAGCTGATCAGATCCAGAGCTGAGGCATATTGCGGCAGGCATTCTATAAACACTTCCTCACCCTGGCTTGCAAAATGCCTGGCAGCCGGGAAGCAGTTAATGATGTCTCCAAGCCGTTGATGGTAGACGATTGTTTTCATCCGTTTAATCCGACGATGGCAAATGACCAATACAGATCACGACCGCTGCACAGGATCTGCCTGAATCCAAGATCAGCCAGCGTCTTGGTCATATCCTCCGGATGGAACAAGTGCACGTGCTTGCGATTGTTTTGCGGTCGCCAGTATTCCATGTCTGGGTGAGGCAGATACATAAACAATGGCGCTCCAAACTTAAGCCGTGTTTTCCAGTGCTCGAGGGCGGAAATGTAATCAGCCACGTGCTCGAGGGTGTGGGATGAAAATATGTAATCGTATTTACCATCAGGCAGATTCATTGCCTCAAATTGGTTTCCCTGATCCGTGTTGATTGCGGTTGCTCCCGGGAAACACCATTCGCCTGTGCCGCCAATGTCTAGGCCATCACCACGGCAGAAATGTTTGGCAAACGGGAAAACATGGGAGCAGGCGTTCCCATTTTTTAAATAATTTGGATACAGCTTGCCCTTATATTCGTACGTCACGGATTGCGTTCCTTAAATATCTTTTCGCCTTTCTCATAGTTTCCCTTGGAGTTGTGCCTCTTAAACTCCTCGTCCTGATGAGCGCCGGTGAACATGGGGTTGTTGTGGGTAAAGATGACGTCTCGTGCCTCAATGACGCATTTGTCGGCGTAGGCTCTGGCGGTAAATTCGTTGTCTGACCATATTCCAGAGCATTCGTCATATTCAGGAGCAAACAGAGTGCCCTGCTTCTTGATCCGGTTGCGGGTTAAAATAGCTATGCACAGTAGCTGGTCTTGCCGGTGGCCGTCGCCGACTGCTAGGACGCTCTCCCTAGTGGTGTCGCCTAATCGTTGCGTAATGATTTTATCCCACCAAAGAGGCGGATCCCAATCGTCGGATCCTTGAATAATAATTTCACCCACGGCTTTATCGGCAGCCCGATTCCATGCGGCAATGCACCCACCCTTGCCGATGGTGGGAGCCCAAGGCTTGAGCGCGTCTGACTTGGGATCATCATCGTCGCACGAAAAGACCCACTCCACGCTGGCTGGGTCGGCGGCTTTTTTCATCCAAAGGATGCGCTGATTGATGGCTTCCTGCGGACGTCCACGAGTGGCGTGGCAGACAGATATCTTGATGGGCCGCTGTTTGCGCCATTGCTTTTCTATCTTGTCGGCCTCGGCCAAATCTCCGGACGCGCGGGCGGCCGCAATATAAAGATCAATACACTCAAAGTCATAAATGGCCCTCTGTGCGTTCCATTGCGTCAGGCCAGGATCCGGCTGCACCATGGCCGCCTTGAGCATGTGATAGGCAGCTCCCCACCTGCCTTTGCTCGCCTCTTCTCTGGCCATGAAAAACAGTGCTTCTCTGCGCCCAGGATGGGATTGGTGAGCCTTGCCAAAGATGGCCATGCGCTCCCCTTGATCCGGATGCGCCTGCCCCATGTTGCACCAAGATTCATAAGCCAGAGTGGGCTCTTGGCTGGGCCAAAGGGCGGCCACGTGTGACCACGCAAGGCTTTGTTCACGCTTGCCGCTTAAAAACAACTCTTGTTGTAAATAGTACGCATACTTGCCTGCCTCACTTAGTTCTGCGGAAAGAATCCGCATATTCCTGTCGGCGGATCCGGCCTTATATCCATTTGGGTGGTGCTCAACCCATGCGCTTTGATCGACGGCTACCTTAAGACCCGGCAAGGCCAGCAATGCCTCATGGACTGCGTGCTGCCATCGCCCAGACCAACCACCATCCGGAAGGCGTTTTGCCAAACGCTCGCGCACTGGCGTCAGCTTGGCGTTTATGACGTCATAAACAGCGGCAAATAGACCAAGGCTTTTGTCCGCCATCAATACGCTGGCGGCCGTTTTAAGCGCGTTTTTTAGCCCTTCAGACGGCAGGTCGTCGCAATCCACCCACATGGCCACATCTCCGGTGCATGCTTCCAATGCCGTATTCCTGGCATCAGCAAAATGATCCACGTGAGGCCAATCAGAATGCTGTGGCTTGTTTTGGTAGTGAACAATCTTGGCGCCGTTTTCTTTCGCAATGGCCTCCGTACCGTCATCCTCTGCCCCTCCCCGCGCCATGCAGACCACCAGCTCATCTGCCATGGGTGAAAATGCTTTCAGGCACCGGCCTATGTACTCAGCCTCCCGGCCTGCGATCATGTAAATTGAGATTTTAGGATCTTTAGGCATCGGCCTATTCCTCTTTCAGGCCAAGAACAAGATTAGAAATGTTAAAATCCACGGAAATGATCCGATACGTGACGCTGTTGGCCTGCATCTTGGATCCAATGGTCGGCGCTGTGCCGATGACGTCTTTGTCGCAAGTGAATGTGGCGTTTAGATCCAAGTCATAACCATTTAGCTCAAGATTTTCCCGGCGGGTGACGGTGGAGAGGATCCCGGTGACGGATGTGGATCCAAAGGTGGCGGAAGTTCCAAACTGATCGTAACAGACCGCCAGGCTTTCTTTTAGGCAGTCGGTAAATTCAGACATTGATAGGATCTCTTAATGGGGAAGGGCGGTGGACTGATTGCTCAATCCACCGCCCCACCTTCAGATTATTTAGCTACCAACCACGCGGACAAGAGCCTTGGACTCACCAACGGCCACGCCGTAGATCAAGGCGAGGGTGCGCTGGAGGGTGCCGGCTTGGATGTTGTAGTGCTCCCGGCTCATGATCGACAGACCCGTGCGGGGTTCGGTCACGATGGAGATGTCTCCGGGGATCGGAACGCCCGTGGGGATTTCCGGAACGCGAGCCGCAATAACCAGCGCTTCCTGTTGGGCGAAGAATCCGCCCAAGGTCGCACCGTTCGTCGGCACCGAGGGGTACTGATTAACGTTGAATCCCGCCACCGCTCCGAGGCCGGCGTTGCGGACGGCATCACCGCTGATCTGCGGGTTGGCCACCACGCTGCTGTCCTTCAAGAGGGCGCCGAAGTACGAAGGCGAAAGAACCGCATACCGGCCATTGGCCTGCACTTTATTGCTGTTCAACGCCACGCCAGCGCTAACCGCCCAGCCGTAGCTGAACGAACCAGAACCAACCGTGATGGAGGTGGTGAAGTTGGAGGTCGTCACCAAGGCCAACAGATCGCCAACCATTTGGAGACCGATGGCGTGAGCGGCCGCACCGGCGAAACGCTCAATGATGTTAACGGCCGAAGTGGTGCGCTCCTGATCGTCCACCGAGTAGGAAACGTGCTTGAACTTGTTCAAGGTGATCTGCACGTCCGTCTGGGTGACCGCCGAGGCCACGTAACCGTTGGCCTGGCTGTAATCCTGCGCGGTCAGCGCGGAGAGCTTGGAAGTGTAGACCGAGGCGTTGTAGCGAGCCGCGTCGCTGGAGAAGTCAGCCACGGCCTGACGGCCGAGCCAGCTGTAATCTTCGACGAGGATTTCGAGCGCGCGCTGCGCAATTACATTTGCATTCGTTGTTCCGAGTGTGTTTGCCATTTGATTATCCTCCGGGCCTTACAGGCCCAGTTTGCGGAGCAGGGTGGTACGCTTAAGCGGATCCTTCTCCTCGTTGAATTGGTTTAGGATTTCAGCACGCGACAGCTTGGCGTCCGTGGTTTGAGCCGGCACGGGCGCTGCACCAGCAGCGTCGCGCTCGACTTTTTGTGTAAATTCAGTTTTTTCGGCTTCAGGCTTGGCGGCCATTTCGGTGGATTCGGCAACCGCTTCGCTTTGTTCGCCGGCGATGTCTTGCTTCTGCAAATCCATCAGCGTGTCGAGCTTGGCGTTAAGAGATCCGATCATGGCGACCAGATCCGCGATGGTGGGCTCTGCGGCCTTTACCTCGGCCATGGGCGCCTCGGCCAATTCGGCTTTGGGAGCTTCAACGGGCGCGGGTGCCGGAGTTGCAGGAATGGTTTCAACAGCCGGAGCGGATTCGCTCAGCTCTTCTTTCTTAACTTCGACAACAGGTGTTTCCATTTGTGTTTTTGAAAACGTGTCAACCGGAAGTCGCGAGAATGCGCTGAACAAG